CCCTTATAAGCCATCTAAATAGAATTACAAGTTATAATAGTATTTAGAGTGCCAGCTCCAATTCCACAGCAAATATCTAGAATATTACCCAAATTCCAGAATGTTGCTCAAACAAATCATTATTTGGTAAAATTTGGTTTACCTAAAGGTAGTTCTTTTGATCCTAATACTTTAGCAGGTCATTTAAGAACTAAGGGTGTAGATACTAGATTTCAGTTAGATGATGTTGGTTTATTATGTTCATCTGCATCTTTACCTGGAAGTGCTTTTGCAACTGTTAATACAGTTGGTGATTATCAAGGTGTTGTAGAACGATTTGCTCATACTAGAAATTATACTCAAATAAGTTTAGAATTTTATGTTGATAATTTATATAAATCTTTAAAATTTTTAGAGCATTGGATGGAATATATTAGTGGTGGTAGTCAACCAAATTTGGATGAATCAGCATATCATTTTAGGATGAGATATCCTGAAGATTATAAATCTGATGAAACTAGAGTAATTAAATTTGAAAGAAATTACAGACAATTTATAGAATATAAATTTATTGGATTATTTCCATTGTCATTAAATTCCACTAGAGTTTCATATGAAGGTGCACAGGTATTGAAAGCAACTTGCAATTTTAGTTATGATCGGTATATTGCAGGTGAGTCAACTTCATTTTCTTTTGATAAGGGAACAGCTCTTAATAATGCTGATTTTAATAAGCAGAAAAGTCAATTTACAACTAGCTTTGGTAAGTATAGTAAGAATTTATTTCCAAATTCAAACACAAATAATAATACAGCAGTAACTGATGCCAGAGGACAAACTAATATAGCATCTGATGCTAATCCTATGGATGCTAGAACTTATCTTGAAACTGTTCAAAAAATGGATCCTAAGATACTAGATGGTTTAAGTGATATGGAAGCAGGTCGAAATAGAGATTAGAAAAACCTACCTATATAAATTACGACTTGTTATAGTTTATTATGCCTTTACCAAAGATTGCAACGCCTTCCTATGAGTTGGTTATACCTTCATCTAAAAAGAAGATTAAATTTAGACCATTTTTAGTAAAAGAAGAGAAGATTCTTATATTAGCAATGGAAAGTCAAGATACTAAACAAATTGCTAATGCGGTTAAAAATGTAATTTCTTCTTGTATTAATACAAGAGGAATTAAAGTTGAAAAATTATCTACTTTTGATATTGAATATTTGTTTTTAAATATTCGTGGAAAATCTGTTGGTGAACAGATTGAAGTTATGGTTACTTGTCCAGACGATAGAAAAACAAAAGTCCCAGCTTTGATTAATATTGATAGTATAAAAGTACAAACAGATGAAAAACATTCAAGAGATATTGTTCTTGATGATCAATACACTTTAAGAATGAAATATCCATCTTTAGATGAATTTATTAAGAATAATTTTTCTAATTTAAGTGATGTAAATGTTGATGATACTTTTGATTTGATTGCTTCTTGTATTGAACAAGTCTATTCTGAAGAAGAATCATTTGCTGCTTCTGATTGTACTAAAAAGGAATTGTCACAATTTTTAGAGCAATTAAATTCGTCTCAATTTAAAGAAATTGAAAAATTCTTTGAAACAATGCCTAAATTGTCACATACAGTTAAGGTAATTAATCCAAATACACAGGTCGAAAGTGAAATTGTGATTGAGGGATTACAAAGTTTTTTCGGATAAGTATGGCACATGAGGATCTTGCGTCATACTATAAAATGAATTTTGCTTTGATGCAGCATCATAAATATAGCTTAACAGAGTTAGAAAATATGATGCCTTGGGAAAGAGAAATTTATATTTCTCTCCTTCAGCAGTATATTGAAGAAGAAAATCTAAAGGCACAACAACAATCAAATGGCTGAACTAGCATCACCACTGGCAGGAGGAATACAAGCAGTTAGAAGGACTGTACCTTCTAGTGTTTTTGCACCACCTGCACCACCTGCACCTGCAGAACCAGATCCAGTTACAACAAATCTAATATCACAAAATTCATTAGCATTAGGTGGTGTTTCCCAACAACTTGCTAATATATCTGCTAGAGTCAATAATTTAAGTATGTCTCTAACAGTTATAAAGAGTAATTTAGAGGCTAATTCTGCTTTAGAAAGGCAAAGAGAACAAGCAAAACAAAATAGAGAAGCTGTATTAGCAGAACAAGGATTAAGAGAAGGAAAAGAAGGTCAAATAGAACAAAAAATACAAAATTCATTATTTACTCCTATTCAGAGAGTTGCATCAAAAACTAGAGGATTATTGTCTAGATTATCATCTTTTCTTTTTACAGTAGGTGGTGCTTGGTTACTTGATAAAGTTGTTTTAACAGTAAAGGCTTTAAGTACAAAGAATACTGATTTACTGAAATCTATTATATCAAATGTAACAAAAAATGTTATTGTTTTTGGTAGTTTATTATTATTAACTAGAGGTAAGTTTGGATCTATAAAAGGAGTTTTAATGGCTTTAAGGACTGGAGTTCTTAGAGTTGCAACTGCTGGTTTAATTCTTGCACCTTTTGAGGCAATAATAAATTTATTTAAAAGAGCATATAATTGGATTGTAAGTAATACTCCTGGATTAGGTGGAGTGGCACTTTTAGAATTATCTGGACAAAAGAAAAAAGTAAAGGATGAAGATCAAGAAACTGTTGCTATGGGAGATCTTGACTCTGAAACTTGGATAGAAGGTGATAAACCTGGTGAAAAACTTTTTTATGATAAGGATAAGAAGGAATTTGTTCCACAAACAGAGTTAACTAGTGATACTTCCGATACTTCTGATACTTCTGATACTGGAGATAGTGATACTAAAGAGGGTGATAGTGATAAAGAAGAGAAAAAAGGATTTTTTAGTAAAGGACCATTTGGTGGATTTATGAATCCAGTTTTGGATTTCTTTTATGATAGAGAAAAACCTGGTGAGAATGCAGATGGTGATAACCCTGATCCTGAATCTGTTACTCCCGATGCTACAGGTGATAATGAAGAAGAAGTTGTACCCATAGACCAATTTGAAAAAGAATTAAAGGAAAAAGGTAAAACAATAAATGCTGATAATGAAATAGTACCAATTAACAAAAATAAGCAAAATAATGTTTCCCAAAAAATATCTGTTAGTGAAGAAGATTTATCTGGCAATAATTTAATATCGTCTGCAGTTACTAGTTCAGATTCTGGTAATGAAGGTGCACCACAATCACCATCTAGTACAAATACTAGTGGTGGTGATAAGCAAACTCCAATAATATCTTCTAATAATAATGCTAATAATTATGTTTATAATTCATATAAAAATTATCAAGTAGTTCCAGCATAGTATGTCAAACGCAATAGTCAAAAATTCATTATTATCATCTTCTATTAATATAAAAAATATTAGTAGATCTGTTAGTAGTTTTTCTACTGGTTTTATTAAAGCACAAGCAACAGCAACTGGTATACAAAAACAAACTGAGGATGATAAAGAATATAAATCTACATTAATACGTAGTGATGATTCTTATTTTAGAAAGAGACAAGAAAATATTAAAAGAAAAGATAGAGAAGATGAAATAGAAGCATCAACAGTTGGTGGTGCTATTAGAAGAACTGGGTCTGTAGCATCTAAGAGTACAAGAGGATTTTTGGGTAGAATTTTAGATTTTATGGGTGTTATGTTTGTAGGGTGGATACTTACTACTTTACCAAGTCTAAACAAATCTATTCTTGGATTTATTAAAAGAGCATCAGTTTTAGTTGGGGCATTAAGTGGATTAGTTGATAATACTGTAGATAGTTTGTTTAGACTTGGAGGTGATTTAGGTAATTCTGATGAAGCAATCAGACAGATTGATCTTTCTGAAGATGAAAGATTTATGAGAGAAGAATTGGATTCTACTGAAAATTCTTTTAGAAAATTAACAACGGATGTATTCCGTACAATGGAAACATTTAATGATCCCAGAACAATGGGAATACCAATGAATAGTTGGGATGAACTTGCATCTATGCCTTTGGAAGGTGAAGGACAATCTCAAGAACCAGAACCAGAACCAGAACCAGAATCACCTACAGATAAAGCAAATAATCTGGGTGTTTTAACTCCTGGAGGAACAACTAAAAAAGAAGAGACTAAAAAAGAAGAGACTAAAAAAGAAGAAGAGACAAATAAAGGAGATAATGTTGAAGGAACTACTACACCAAAAGAATTAACACCAAAAGGAAAAGTACAAACTAATGATACTGCATCAAAAGAAGAAGATTCTAATGAAGAATTTAAACTAGAACCTGGTGAAGATAGTGGTTTTGAAATGTTTAAGGATGGTGGAATTGTAAAAGGAAAATCTCATCAAGAAGGTGGAGAAAATATTAATGTTGAGGGTGGTGAAGCGATTGTACCTAAGAAGAGTGTGGAAAAATACACCCCTGAGTTTATTAATAGGATTATTAAAGGTGATGCTGATAAAGTTACCAAGTTGAGAGCATCAAGAAGTTTATTAGAAAAACTTGTTGAGCAGCATAAAGAAGAAAATATGGGAGTTATAAGAGTTGATGAATTTGATAAATTACAAGAAGAAACTGTAGGTAAGTTAAAGCAACATCTTGCTCAATCTCAAAGTCTAGTAGAAGGTATAAAAGGACAAATAGAATCTACTGATTTAGGCGATTTAGATCCTGAAGAAGCAATAGAAGTTCAAAAAAATCTAATTTCATCTATTATTGAACCTATTCAAAAATCTAAAGTTATAGGTAAGAAAAGGCGTAAAACACCAAAAATAATACCTGTTCCTGCAGTATCTTCTAGACCTTCATCTGCATCTCCACCTTCATCTCCATCAATAAATAGAGGGGGATCTCCTTCACAAGTTTCTGTTAAGAGTGATGAAGGTATTTGGAATAAGCTCCAAACATTAGAATTACATTACACATAATGGCAGCAATAGACGCATCAATCTACGAAAAATTTATTATAGAATCTTCTGACGGTTCTAAGACTGTTGATATATCCAGAGGTGTTATAACATTTGCATATTATGAGGATATATTTTCACCAACAATAACTGCAAAAGCTATAATAACGAATGATGGTAGTACCATAGAAGGACCAGATGGTAAACTGACATCATTGTATAATGGTTTGCCTATTCGTGGTGGTGAAAGAGTTATAATTAAAATTGCAGGTAATTCTGGAAGAAATCCTGGTATAGATTTTTCTGAAGACCCTACAAAATATCTTTATGTTTCTAGTATAAAGAATGTTATTCAAAATACAAATAGTGAGACTTTTGTTTTAGATTTAGTTCCTAGAGAAACCATAACAAATGAAACTTCTAGGGTTGGTAAGAAATTTTCTTCATCTACTTCTATATCAGATAGTGTAAAAGATATAGTTAAAAATTATTTAAAGACTGATAGGTTAACTGAAGATAATATAGATAAAACGCAAAACCCATATGGATTTCTTGGTAATTTAAAAAAACCTTTTACTGTATTAACTTGGTTAGCATCTAAATCTGTACCAGGTGAAGTATCTGGAAAGGATGCTACTGCTGGATATCTTTTTTATGAGACTATAGATGGTTATAATTTTAAATCTATAGATTCTTTAATCGCTCAAGACCCAGTTGAAGGTACATATGTTTATACTGAAGTAGCTATAACTGAAACGCCAGATAATGATCTTAAAATACTTAAGTATAATACAAATAAAAATCAAGATTTATTGAGTAATTTACAACGTGGTGCTTATTGTAGTCATCGTATATTTTTTAACCCATTAACTTTCACATATACTAATCCAGAAAAGGGTTTGTTTAAGAGGGAAAATTATGTAGGTAAGACTGAAAATTTAGGAAAAGATATAACACTACCTTCTATTGGTGAGGAAAGTGATAAGAATTTAGGTGATATTCCAAGTAGAAATATAACTGCTGTTATGGATATTGGAACATTAGAAAAAAATGCTTCAATGAAGGATAATGCTGATCCCACAAAAATATTTTCACAAGCAATGATGAGGTATAATACAACACTTACTCAAACTATGTCGGTAACAATACCATCTAATACTAATCTTAAAGCTGGTAATTTGATACAATGCCAATTTCCATCTATTAGTCGTGATAAACAAGGATCACCAGATGAGGAGCAAAGTGGTCTATATATGATTAAGGAACTGTGTCATTTTTTTGATGCAAATGGTTCTTATACTTCTATGAAATTATTAAGAGACACTTTCGGACGTAAAGAAAAATGATAGAAGAATCAATAATTAAAAGTAATTTTATAGGAAGAGATGGTTTCCGTTGGTGGATAGGTCAAGTAGCACCTGAGAAGGCTCAGGGTGACCA